GCCCCCGGTGACCAGTACATGTTTGTGTACTACCGCATGCGCCGTATTCAGGATGCTGGTACGGGCGTGACCGTGCAAGATATTCCGTTCCGTTTTATCCCCTGTATGGTGGCTGGGTTGGCCTATCTGTTGAGCATGAAGTTGCCAGATGTTGACCCCCAGCGCGTAATTGGCTTGAAGGCCGAGTATGAACAGCAATGGGACTTAGCCCAGTCAGAAGACCGCGATACCTCTCCGTTGAGATTCGTGCCAAGAAATATGTTCTATGCCTAGTAAATTTGCATCAGGCAAACATGCAATTGCTGAATGCGACCGATGTTCGCAGAGGTACATGCTCAAGGAATTGAAGACACAGATCGTCAAGACCAAGCCATTTAATATCAAGGTGTGCCCATCATGCTGGGATCCTGATCAGCCGCAGTTGCAGTTGGGTATGTACCCAGTCAATGACCCGCAAGCCGTACGCGACCCACGTCCAGATGTGAGCTATGAAGTGTCCGGTCAAAGTGGTTTGCAGATTACAAAAACAAACAGCGATACGTTAGAGGCGTTTGGGTACCCAGAAGGGGGTAGCCGGGTCTTTCAGTGGGGATACAACCCTGTTGGTGGGGCAAGTGGGTTTGACACTCTTTTAACACCAAATAACTTGGTGTTGGCAGTAGAACTTGGTACAGTAACGGTAAGCGTAACTTAGGAGCTTGAAATGCACAAAGCGGATTTAAAACAGGACAAAAAGATGGTGGCTGGAGCCGTGCATAAGCACGAGAAAAAGCTACATCCCGGTCAGCCCATGACTAAATTTGCCAAGGGCGGCAAAACCAATTTGCAAATGAAGCAGTTGGGTCGTGGTTTAGCAAAAGTAGCTAATCAGAAAAAAGGCGGTTGATATGGCTAAATTCAGCAAAAAAGTAATGGGTAAAGAAGTTGGTGATGCCAGCGTCTATGCACCGCCCCACACTATGGACGGCAAGTCCGGTGTAGACATTAAGAACAGCGGCTATCAAGGCGGTAATCGCTTGACTGCCAATGATGTAAACATGTCTGTTGGCAACATCAGTCGTGATCCATACAAAGAACCAAAGACAACTGGTATCAAGATTCGCGGTACTGGCGCGGCTACCAAGGGTGTGATGGCCAGAGGCCCGATGGCTTGATATGAACTACACGCAACTGTTCGATACCATACAGTCGTATACGGAAAATAACTTTCCGGACTTTACTCTTGCCAGTGGCGGAATAGAGACGACTACCGAACAGATTAACCGTTTTATTCAGCAAGCGGAACAACGCATTTATAACACGGTGCAGTTTCCGTTTTTGCGTAAGAACATGACAGGTGTGGTATCGACCACGAGCAAGTATTTGTCGGCCCCAGATGACTATTTATCCACCTATTCGTTGGCGGTTATTACTGACGTTACAGGCGCAGATTTGAATACGGGCACATACGAGTATTTGTTGAACAAAGACGTAAACTTTATTCGCCAATCGTACCCAACGCCAAACGACAAAGGCGTTCCTAAATATTATGCGCTGTTTGGCCCCACTGTGAATGGCAGTACGATTACCAGCGAACTGACGTTTCTTCTTGGCCCCTCACCTGATGCCAATTACTATGTTGAGTTGCACTACTATTATTACCCCGAGTCTATTGTGACTGCTGGCACGTCATGGCTAGGCGACAACTTTGATACGGTGCTCTTATACGGCTCACTGGTTGAAGCGTACACCTACATGAAGGGTGAGACAGACCTCCTTGCTGTTTATGATGGCAAATACAAAGAAGCCCTTGCACAAGCCAAACGTTTGGGTGACGGTATGGAGCGTCAGGATGCGTATCGCTCTGGTCAGTACAGACAGGCGGTGACCTGATGGCTTTTACAGGCAACTTCTCCTGCAATACGTTGCGCACTGGGCTGATCAACGGGACGTTGAACTTTGCAACGGACACGTTTCGTTTGGCGCTGTACACAAACTCGGCCTCCTTAAATCAACTGACTGCGGCGTACACCACTGATGGTGAGGCTTCTGGCGGTAATTATGTGGCTGGAGGATCGGTAGTAGCGGCCACAGTCAGTACGGCTCTTAGCACAACTGGCAGCATCATCTATGTTAGTTTTGCAAGCCCAGCTTGGACGGGTGCAATCACTGCTCGTGGGGCTTTGATCTATAAGGTTGGTGCAACTGGTGCTGTTTGTGTTTTAGACTTTGGTAACGATAAAATATCAACCAGCACTTTCACTGTAACGATGCCCGCTGACACCAGCACGTCCGCACTCATTAGACTTGTTTAAAGGAAAGACATGGCACTTGTAACCACCACCAAAGGCGAAATGGACGAATCTCTTCTTGAGAAAAAAGAAGGTTCCATTGATAATGACAACGAGCACACGACGTGGGTCGAGTATTGGTTGGGTGGCGAACTTGTTCACCGATCTGCTCATGTCGCCCTAAAACAATCCGTAAGTTCTGCGGTAGAAGCCGCATCGTTTAATTAAGGAGCCTAATATGGCAAATACCCAAGCAATGACAACAAGTTTCATGGGCGAATTGATGACTGCAACCCATAATTTTGGTGTAGCACCTATCCGCGCCGTAACAACTGTTGATACGTTCAAAGCCGCTCTGTATTTGACAACCGCAACGGTTAATGCTTCTACAACGGCTTATTCGGCTTCTAATGAGGTGTCGGGTACAGGCTATTCGGCAGGCGGCGTAGCGGTTACTTTTGGTACACCTCCAACAGCCACCAATAGCTCTGCAACAGCGGGTGTTGCGTTTGTAACACCTTCAGCCAGTATCACATACACCACAGTGACTTTGGCTACAGCGTTTGACGCAGTGTTGATTTATAACTCAACACAAAGCAATAAAGCGGTGAGTGTGCATACATTTGGTTCGCAAACAATCACGGCTGGTACGTTTACGTTGACGATGCCATCGAATACTACTACGACTGCGTTGATTCGCTTGGCTACAACCTAATATGGGCGGCGGGGAAGCCCGCTGAGTAGCTAATGTTTGGAATCTCCGCCTTTGCTGAAGCTCCATTTGCCTCTCTTGCGGGGCAAACGGTTGTTGTCGCCCTTACGGGCGTTCAGGCTTCTGGCGAGGTAGGCACGGTTGTATACAGCCCAACAACGCTACAGGCAATTACTGGAGTATCCGCAACCGGTGAAGTTGGTACGGTTTCTATTGGAGAACGCACTGTTGCATTGACTGGGGTGTCGGCTTCAGGTGCAGTTGGTGATGTAGCAGAAACTAATAGCCCAACGGAAGATGGCGTTATAGCTATTGGTGGTGTTGGTATAGTTGGGCCTGCTGTTTCTGTAGCATTAACTGGAGTGTCAGCAAACGGCGCGGTGGGTACAGTTTCTGTTGGGGAACGCATTGCCGCGTTATCTGGTGTAAGTGCATCTGGGGTAGTTGGTACTGTTTCACTGGGCGCAAGGCTTGTAGCCATCACAGGCAATCAAGCAATGGGCGCTGTTGGTAGTTTTGGTGTGTTTTATTGGTCATTGATTGATGACAGCCAGAACGCAAACTGGCAAAATATAAGTAACACGCAAACACCAAGCTGGGTCGTTGTCAATACAACCCTATAAGGAAAGAATATGGCTCTTGTTTTAGCTGATCGCGTTAAAGAAACCACTACCACCACAGGTACGGGAACGGTGACTTTGCTTGGAGCTTCTACCGGCTTCCAGTCTTTTGCTGTTATTGGTAACGCAAACACAACCTTCTATACGATTGCAAGCCAAACAGGAAATGAATGGGAAGTAGGTGTTGGTACGTATGCAACATCTGGTACCACGCTGGCCCGAACAACGGTGCTATCAAACAGTTCCGCAACACAGCCCTCCGCGTTAAGTTTTTCAGCGGGCACAAAAGACGTATTTGTAACTTACCCATCAGAGTACGCTGTGGCTTCTACTAATGAGGGTACAGCGGGTCAGTTACTTACATCAAACGGTACGGGTGTAGCTCCTACATTCCAAACATCTACAGCCGCAGCAAAAGGTTTTGCTGTTGGAATGTCTTTAGTCTTTGGACGATAAATTGGAGTCATAAATGGCAGTAACTAACTTTTCCACCCTACTAGGGTTGGCGCTGCCAACTACTGGTGACCTGTCCGGTACTTGGGGCACCACGGTCAATGATTCCATCACAGCATTGCTAGACTCTGCGGTAGCGGGCACAACAACGTTAAGTGCAAATGCTGACGTTACGCTCACCACAACCAATGGTTCGGCAAATCAAGCTCGTAATGCCATCATTCTTTGGACGGCAAGTAACGGAGCAACTACCCGCAACATCACCGCCCCAGCCCAGAGCAAAGCCTATGTAGTGGTCAATGCTGGTACTGGCTCAATTGTTGTACGCGGCTCTGGCCCCACGACTGGCGTGACCGTCATTTCTGGTGAAAAAGTTGTTGTTGCTTGGAACGGTTCGGATTTTGTAAAAGTTGGCTCCAGTGTGAGCACTGCGGCTATTGCCACAGCAAACGGTTTTGCTGGCACAAACACCAACGGCACGGTTACTCTTTCCACAACAGTAACAGGTATCACAAAAGGTAACGCCACTGCGTTGTCTGCCGCTGTGGCTGGTACAGACTACTTGGCTCCTCCTTCTGGTACAGCCATCATGAAGGCCAACTCTGGCGGCGCTCTTGCAAACGCAACTGCTGGTACAGACTACGTTGCCCCCGGTTCGGCAACAACTTTCACAGCGCAACAGACGTTCAATGGCTCGTCCAGTGTGTTGGCTGCGACTTTGGCTAACGCCGCTGAGACAGTAACGATCTCCGCTACTGCGGCTACAGGCACGATCAACTATGACGTGACTACGCAATCTGTGGTGTATTACACAAGTAACGCATCTGCCAACTGGACGATGAACTTTCGCGCTTCTAGCGGCACGTCACTTAACACGGCCCTGTCTACAGGCCAAAGCGTTACTGTGGTGTTCATGGCTACAAACGGCGCAACTGCGTATTACAACAGCGCAATTCAAGTAGACGGCGTTTCAGTAACTCCTAAATACCAAGGCGGTATTGCTTGGACATTTGGTACAGCTTCTGGTATTGATGCCTACACATACACAATCATCAAGACAGGCTCTGCTGCATTCACTGTGTTAGCTTCACAAATCAGGTTTGCATAACATGCCACTTACCAATACTCTCGCTGTTGCATCTGCCCGAGGCTTTGGTTTTGGTACTGAAGACGCTTTTGCTGAACAGACATTTACTGTCCCCGGAACATTTACTTTTGTAGTTCCTGCTGGAGTTACTTCTATTTCTACGGTGGCAATTGGCGGCGGTGGCGGTGGCGGTCGCCCCGCACAATATACCGATTCTGCTGACCCAACTACTATTGTTGCGTATAGCCCAGTACCCGGTTCTTTAACTGCCAATTTCTATTCTGGTGGTGGTGGTGGTTTAGCCTATAAAAATAGTATTTCCGTTACTCCCGGCCAAGTTTTAACTGTAGTGGTTGGGGCAGGGGGAAATACTAGCTTCAGTGGCCCCGGGTCTAGTGGTGGGGACTCGTATATACAAAATGCAAGCGCGGTCAAACTAGTACATGCTGGTGGGGGTAGCACTGCGGCATCTAACGCTGGCGGCGCATTGATTGTCGGGGATGGAGGCGGCGCTGGGGGTTCTGGTGGTAATTGGCAATACGCAGGCGGCGGTCCGCCCCAAGAAAACGTGTGGCGCTCAGGTAGTGGCGGAGGTGCTGGTGGGTATTCTGGTGCTGGCGGTGCTGGAGTTGGTAGCGGTGTCGGGTCTTCTGGCTCCGGTGGCGGTGCTGGTAGCGGTGGCGGCGGCCAGTTTGCACAGTTTTTTTCAGGCGGTGGAACGGTAGAAAACTTTACTGGTTTTGCTGGTGCCGCAGGGGGTGGCACTGGGCTGTACGGTGCGGGTTCCAATGGAGCAGGTGGGGCAGCCGTAACCACTCCTTACAGCACTGTTTCATACGCCACAGGGGGTGAAGGTGGCTCATCAGGCACTACTGGCGGGACTTCTTTTGGTATAAGTGGTGGCCCTAACTCTGGAGGATCCGGGGGAACCGATGGACTATATGGCGGTGGCGGCGCTAACGGAGGCAGTCGTATTGCATATACAGCATCGGGGCCAAGTTATTCTTGTTTTAGAGGGTCTGGTGGTGAAGGGGGGAAAGGCGCAGTCCGCATTATCTGGACTACTAACCCTACAATAACCCGCGCTTTCCCTTCTACTAACGTGGGGCAACTGTGATGGAAATGTTCATCAAACTTGAAAACGGTCAACCTGTAGATCACCCAATCATGGGCGATAACTTTCGCCGTGTATTCCCCCAAATAGACCCAAATAATCCCAGCCCCAGCTTTGCTAAGTTTGTGCGCGTAGACCGTAAGGATGTCGGGCAATACAAAGTAGTTTTAAGCGGCCCAACCTATGCGTGGGTGGGCGATACCGTGCAAGATATTTGGAAAACCCGAGACATGACCGCCGAAGAACGTGCGGACTACGATCAATCAATGGAGTAAATCATGACAGCACCAAATATTATTTCGCCAACAACAATCAACGGTAAAACCGCTGTGTTGGCAATTACGACAACACCAACGGCTATCGTAACCAACGGTAGTACCAGCAACAAAGTTCTTAAAATAGACCAGCTTCTTATCACCAACGTTGACGGCACAAACAACGCCACGGTAAACGTGGATATTTTTAGGTCTTCGGTAGCGTACAAACTTGCGTACCTAATGACCGTTCCGGCTGGCGCTACGCTTGATATTATTTCAAGTCGTGTCTATCTTGAAGAAGGCGACACACTTCGTTTGACCGCAAGTGCTAACAGTGATCTTGAGGGCGTCTGCTCTTACGAGGACATCAGCTAATGGCAGATTTTCCCTCCCCCAGCAGCGCCTATGGCGTGTGGGGAATGCTTGATGTTCGGGATGCCGTCATGGGCGGGAATTGGCCTTCTCCAGTGACTGCACCCCCAACAGTTGAATATCTTGT